ATTATATGGATAAGCATAAGAAGGTACAAGAAATGTCTGAGATTATTAATAAACAAAATGAAGTATTAGCTAAAATGGCCACGGAAGTAGATGCCATTAAAACGTCTATGGTGGGACTTAAAATGAATCAAGGATTTAAGAAAGTCGTATAAAAGTCTATGAGTAACATAGCAGATTTAGAAAAATCATTTAACGAACTACAAAGTTATAGCGATGGACAATTTAAATCTATTATTGAACTTAAAAAACAAATAAAAAAGTTAGAAGAAGAAAATGCTAGTTTAAAAAAGAATACGGCAACAGCGCTATCTTCTACTAACCTTCCTTCTATTGCTCTTGATGGAATAGGCATTAGTAATGAACAATTAATCTGTGAAACGCAAATTAGCATTTTAAAGGATAAGGCTGTTACTCGGGAACTTACCTTTGAAGAAGCAAAAAAGTTCGCCATTTTCACTGAAGTATTGGAAACACTAAGAAAGAACACCCGATCTTCAGATGTAAATGTTCAAAAATTGTCGGATGATGAACTTATAAAATTAGTGGAAAATACTTCAAATGTCAGTAACGCCTAAAGTTGATCCAAAAATAGCAAGAGATGCTCTTTGGCGGAGAGGTCATTTATCGTGGCTATTGGACGCTAATCAGAAGCAGCTCTATGATCTGTACTACAATACCGATCACAGGGTTCAAACTTGGCTTTTAGCTCGTCGCTGTTTAGCCGAAGGTACTCTTATTAAAACTCCTAAAGGTCTTGTTAAAATAGAAGACCTTAAAATTGGTGATGAAGTATTTGGATATAATGAAGATGGTAGCGTTTCCATATCTAAAATATTACAAACTTTTGAAAATGGAGAAAAAGAAGTATGGGATCTATGCAATAACGGTAGAGTATTAGAAACTTGTACTAAAGATCATGTTTGGCTTACATTAAACGAATATGATGCTAAATATGTTGAAAGACCTACTCACGATATTAAAAAATATAACAAAATAGTAAGAGAATGGGTTTCATTTGATGAACTTACGGGTATTCACGAACCTCACGCTTATGCTATAGGCGCATTACTTGGTGATGGGTGTAGTCGTCAAGGCGTTAATAAAATATATATTTCTTCCGAAAACGATATAATTCCTAAAAAAGTAGCTGAAGTGTTAGGAGTTAAATATGTTTATAATAATTCTGAAGTAAATTATACATGGTGCATTAGTAACGAAGAATGGAAACCAGTAGGTGCTGCTTCTCATAATACCACTAAAGTAAATTGTAATTATTATGAGGAATGGTGTAAAGATCGATATGCTCATGAAAAAATTGCAGATTTAAATGTTATTAAAACTTGGAGTCCGGAAAGCCAGCTTGCATTTTTGGCCGGAGTTATTGATACAGACGGATCACTTTGTATAACAAAAGATAATTGTTTAATGTATTCCATTGAAATGCAATCTCTTTCTGTTATTCAAGCGTGTCAATATATTATTCATAATCTTTTTCAACATAAATGTACCATTCATATTAATGATAGAGATAAATTTGTAAATGGTCCTACTTATTCCATTAAAGTAAAAAATAATTTTATCTGCAAAAAAATGCTTAGAAAATTAAATAAGCATCAAGTAGTAGAACGTAAAAAATGGAAAAACGAATATCAATTTTTCAAAGAAAACAACACAAATCCTGCTCATGTTGGCGTTAAGGTTAAAAATCCTCGTATCATGAAAACATACGATATTGCTATTGACAATAAAACAAACTTATACTTAACCGCAAATGGATTGGTTACTCATAATAGCGGTAAGTCCTACTGTCTTTGTGTGTTAGCCATTGAAACTTGTTTAAAAAAACCCGGAGCCATCATTAAATTCTTAGCTCCAACACGGGTACAAGTTAATCTTATCATCAGACCATTAATGCGAAAATTATTAGAAACTTGTCCTGATGATATTAAACCTGAGTACAAAGCTAAAGATAACATTTTTTATTTTCCAAATGGGTCAGAATTACAGCTTTCTGGTACGGATGGTGGAGCAGCAGAGCGTCTTAGGGGTGGCGATTCCGATCTTGCCATTGTTGATGAGGCAGGAAGCTGCACAGATTTACGATATTGTGTGAGAGATATTCTTCTTCCTACCACTTTGATTACTAAAGGTAAGATATTGTTGGCATCTACACCACCTGAAGATGCCGAACATGATTTTGTCGATTTTATTGAAGAAGCCGAAGCAAGAGGATCCATTGTTATTAAGACTATTGATGACAATCCTCGTATTGATAAATCAGAAAAATTAAAGCTCATAGAGGAATTAGGGGGACTTAGTAGCGAATCCACACTTCGAGAGCTTTATTGTAAAATGATAAAGTCGAAAACTAACTCGGTGGTGCCAGAATTTACGGAAGAAAAGCTACCTGAGATTGTCACAGATCAATTTGTACTGCCTCCTTTTTATGACGCATATGTATCTATGGACTTGGGGTACAAGGATTGGACGGTAATACTGTTCGCCTATTACGATTTTAGGAACGATAAGGTGATAATACAGGACGAAATCATTACATATGGTAATGAAATGTATCTGGATAAACTCGGTGCTCAAATATTGCAAAAAGAAAAACAGCTTTGGACGCACCCCATTTCCGGGGAACTAATAAAACCTAAAAAAAGGGTAAGTGATCATAATCTTATCGCTATAAATGAGATAAAGAGAGCCACTAACTATCAGATACATTTTGAATTGGCACTAAAAGAGACAAAACATGCGAGCATTAACAACCTCAGAATGATGATAAATGCCAATAAAATCTTAATACATCCAAAATGTGTCACACTTATAAGACATTTAAAGAACGCTAAATGGGCTTCTACTACCACTAAAGACACATTTGCTCGCTGCCCTCAAGGATCGCATTATGACGCAGTGGATGCGTGTGCGTATTTATTAAAAGCTATTGATTTTAAAAGGAATCCTTACCCTAAAAACTTTGGATTCAATTATAAAAGCGAAGATACATACTCTTATAACAATATACCAAAGGTAGAAAATGAGAATGTTTATCGCAAAATTTTAAATTTAAAGAAAAGATATTAATATTTAACAACTATTCTTGAAAAGATAAATAAAAAGGCATACATATGGAAAGTGAAAATTTACCTAACGACAAAAGCACCATGGAGAAGTACTTCGCGGCGGAGGATGCCGAGCGATTAGCTTCTCAGTGCCTGTCGAAAGCGTCTTCCTTCTATAATATTCTTACCATGAACTATTATTTAGATAATTTGGTGAGGATGTGGCTTTTTTACCACGGGCAATACAATGCCACCATCTCAGGAGATAGCCATCGTGTCTCTTTTATGGGCGAACAGGGCGAATTGGTAGGTCTTCCTGTCAATCATTTCCGAAATATTGCACAACATATGCTTAATATGATTACCGCGAACCGCCCTTCAATGGAAGCAAGAGCGGTAAACACCGACTATAAGTCTCTTTCTCAAACTTATCTCGCAAATGGCATTTTAGATTACTATATGCGAGAAAAAAAGTTGGAAGATGTCATTCGCAGAGCTACTGAAATGGCTATTGTGCTTGGCACTGGCTTTGTTCGCATGGAGTGGAATGCCACTGCCGGTGAATTATACGATTTTGATCCAGAAACGGGTGAAAAGAACTTTGAAGGTGAACTCGAATTCACCAATCTTTCACCATTTGATGTTGTTTTTGATGGCACCAAAGAAGCTTGGGATCACGAATGGATTATTGTTCGTAGTTTTGAAAATAAATTCAATTTAATGGCTAAATATCCGGAACTTGCTGAACGCATAAGCCGGATGCAAACCAAAAACTTTGCGTCACAGTATAGATTGTCTGTGTTCTCCAATGACAATACTGATGACATTCCGGTATATGAGTTTTTCCATGAACGCACTGAAGCGTTACCGGATGGACGCTATGTTATGTTCTTAGATGACGATTTGATATTGCTCGATTTACCGCTGCCTTATCGTCAAATACCAGTGTTTCGTATTAGTGCTGGCGAATATATGGGAACCCCATACGGTTATAGTCCCATGTTCGATTTGTTCCCCCTACAAGAGGCGGCAAATTCCCTTTACAGCACTATTATGACAAACCAATCAGCATTTGGAGTACAAAACTTGTTTGTACCTCGAGGTGCTGATTTGGACATCAACAGCCTTGAGGGTGCATTAAACATCCTCGAGGGTAACGCAAAGCCAGAGCCGTTAAACCTCACTGCTACACCTCCAGAAGTTTTCAAATTTGTGGAAATGCTTGTCCAACAAATGGAAACCATCTCTGGTGTCAACTCCGTCACTAGAGGGAATCCCGAAGCATCCCTTAAATCGGGTACGGCTTTGGCTCTTGTTCAATCGATGTCTTTGCAATTCATCTCAGGGTTGCAACATAATTATGTAAAATTAATTGAGGACATTGGTACTGGTCTTATTAATATTCTAAAAGACTACGCTAAAACTCCAAAAACTGTAGCTCTTGTTGGTAAAAACAATAGATCTCTTCTTGCTCAATTTACTGGAGATGAAATTGGAGCTATTAATCGCGTTATTGTAACTGTCGGCAATCCTTTGGCTCGTTGTCTTGAAAAAAACACCCCCGTATTAATGTATGATGGTTCTATTAAGATGGTTCAAGACATTAAAATTGGCGATCAAGTAATGGGTCCAGACAGCGGACCTCGTACTGTTAATAATGTAAACAGCGGACAAGAAATGATGTATAAGGTTGTTTCAAAAGATAAAAAACAACAAGTATCTTACGGCTGCAATGAGTCTCACATCCTTACTTTAAAATATTGTTCAGACGATTATCGTTATGATGCAAAAAAAGGCGATATTGTTGATATCTCTGTTCGTGAATATTTACAATTAACACCTCGCCAAAAACGCTTGTTACAAGGTTTTAAAGTTGGTGTAGAATTTGAAGAAAAATCTCTTCCCATTCCTCCGTACATTTTAGGCGCTTGGTTGGGTGATGGTCATTCTGCTACTACTTGTCTTACTTCTATGGATCACGAACTTGTAAAAGAATGGTCAAACTATGCAGATAATATCGGCATGAACATTCGCGTAGAAGATAGTGGAAATAGCGGTAAAGCAAAACAGTATTTCATTACTTCTGGATTACAAAACGGTTCTAAGGATCGTAATCCGTTTATGAGCGAGTTACGTCAATTAGAATTGATTAACAACAAACACATTCCTAATATTTATTTAAATTCATCTCGTAAACAACGACTAGAATTATTAGCAGGATTAATTGATACAGACGGTCATCGGTTAGATGAAACACTATTCTTTACACAAAAGAACGAAACGCTTGCTAAACAGGTAATCTTTTTGTCTCAATCTTTAGGATTTAGAACTACTTATAAAAAAGTTTTAAATAATAAAAGCAAATTGGTTCCTAATGCTGCTGGTGAAGTATATAAAATTACTATTGGTGGAAATACTTGGGAAATTCCCATTAAAGTAGAACGTAAAAAAGTCACAAACATTCACGAAAAAGCTCGTGATTGGTTAAACTACGGTATTGAAGTAATGCCGGTAGGAGAAGGAACGTATTACGGATTTACGCTTGAAGAAGATCCTCATTTTGTATTGGGCGATTTTACAGTTACACACAATACCACTGCTGGTCGTGTGCAAATGGCGGAACAAATGCTCCAAATGGGACTTATTAAAAATCCCAAAGAATACTTTCAAGTCATCAACACTGGATCTATTGAAAGTA